GAACAGCATAATGCAGAATCTTCATAATGTCACGACGGGCAGTGCCCTTCTTATCGTAGCGAGAGGCATACTTGAGGATATTGGATCGGCAGAATGCCTCACCATCACCACATGCTTCAATCAGATCAAGTGTCTGAATTTTATCACTACCAGCAGAATAATGCTGGTCATATGTTCTAACAATATAGTCAGTCAGTTCCTTGAGGATTTCTTCCTCGCTGTATTTGTATCGGTTGTTTTTTTCAGTCATAAAGACATTCATTGTAAAGGGATCTTCTCTATCTAAATCATTACGATCATGTTCGTAATAATACTCAGAGTGTTCAGTCATTTCATCATAAAGTAGGGACCAAGCATTTGACATTATATCAAATATTCATGGAGTTGTCAATGCTATAAACAGAAACTATAGTTTCATCTGAAGGCATTTGAAAATCTACATCAACTTTATCGTAGAGTTCGATAAATGCTTGCTTAGTTTCATCATCGAAGCGATTTACACAAACTTCAATTGCCTTTGCTTTATCTTTAAAGATACTAAAAGCACGGATAATATGAACTAGGCGACGAGTGCTAATGATCTCCTCAATACCACCATCATAGAATGTCTTACGAATGATATCTGCCCAGTCCACAAGACGTTTGCAGAAGTCACGATCTTCAACTTTAAGATCTAAAGCAATACCCTCAAGGATTTTCTGTTCTGTTGCAGGAGTAGGATACATCTGCTCAAAGGTTACTGGGAATCGCTCAAGGAAGGCTTCATTGAGCACGTTAGTTCCAATGAATCGTCCGTCGTCGCTACCTTTACCTTTAGTGTTTGCTGTGGCGATGACGTTGAATCCACTTGTAGGGTCAATTCGTCGTCCGATCTTTTTAAGGAATACTCCGTTTCCTTCAAGGATAGATTGGAGACAGAGAATTTTGTTACTAGCGAGGTCGACCTCATCAAGGAGCAAGATAGATCCTCGTTCGAGTGCTTCAATGACTGGGCCATTGTGCCAGACGGTTTCGCCATTAACAAGACGGAAACCGCCAATAAGATCATCTTCATCTGTTTCAATAGTAATGTTTACGCGGATAAGTTCCCGTCCAAGTTGAGCACACGCTTGTTCAACAGAAAACGTTTTACCATTACCCGAAAGACCCGTGATAAACGTAGGGTAGAATAAACGGGACTGAATAATTTTTTTAAGATCAGTGAAATTGCCAAACTTGACGAAAGTATCATCTTTTACAGGAATAAGGTTTTGCTCAATGGAAGGTTCTGCAGAAGGTGATTTTACAACTTGCTCAAACTGATCTCGTGCTTCCCGAATAGTAAGATTCCACTTACCACGTCCAGTTTTAAAACCAGAAAGTTTGTTGGCGATAGTCTGATAGTTACCACCATTCATTGCACACCATGCCTTGATATCGGCAGTAGTAACAGACTCACCATACACTGCTTGAAGGGAAGTACAAATATAATCAGCAGAGAGTGTCATAATGTGGTTTGTTTTGTTTCAACTGAAGTAATTATACACGCAAAAAGGGCACCGTTAAGTGCCCTCTGTGACAGATTTGAAATTGGTTTCAATCTTCACCTTTGTCAGTCTCGAAGACTTTGGGTTCCTTAGGTGCCTCAGGTTTTTTTGGAGCAACTGCCTTAGCAACTGGAGTAGGTGCTGCTACAGGAGCAGGAGGAGTAGGTGCAGCAGCTGCTGGTGCTTCTCCACGGTTAAGTAAATCGCCAAATCTAGACATTGTTTTATTTGTAATTTTTTATTATTTATGCAATCAGTTCTACAAATTCGTTGAGAATTTTTTTGTTCATTTTTTTGGTTGCCAAACTCTTAGTGAATGCTTTTTTAATCTGTGCCTTGGTAGCATCTTCAGTAACATCGAAGGTAGAATTTTGTGCAAGCATGCTTGCAGAAAGTCCAAAGTACGTATGATATCCAGATTTCTTGATAGAGAATGCTCGATTTTTCTTCCAAAGAACTTCTACTTTGTCATAGTCTGGTCCACCCCATCCATAATAGCGGCGAATAAAAGATTTAGCATCGCGTGGTTCAAGAACACGAATTCCAATAAAGTTTACATCCTTAAAGTTATCACGAAGATTTTTAAGAAGAACATCAGTAAAACCATACCACTCAGTATCAAGAGAGTATGTATGTCCGATTTTCTTATCTCGAAGAATGCAAGCAGAATTCATTCTGCCAGTTCCCATATATGGTTTTGAATCCTCAGGATCAAAGAACCTGGTGAGTTCACGATGATAGTTCAGATAACCTGCTTCGCCGTCAGTTAGTACAACACATTGAACTTTTTGTACTTTGGTTTCTTTTTTGAATTCAGGAATGATTTGATGCATTGCAACAAGTGCTTCATTCAAAGGTGTTCCAGAAAGTCCCATACCAATAGGAATTTGATAGTTAACCATTCGGCGGAAAGAAATAGCGATTCGCCAAATATTACGCATTTGCACATCCAACTGTGTGGATTTTACTTTACTGGTGAACAGGTGCATCATAGAGAACCATTCATTGATGTGAAGGGAACCCTCTTTCTTATCATATGCTGGTTCTGGAATTATAGGACGATTGTCTTCATCGTAAGAAATTTTAGGATATTCATTGGTGAAAGCATATACATCGAAAGGAATTCCAACTTTCTTACAAAACCACATCAGGTTATAGAGTTGCTTGAGAGTATCCTCCATAACATATCCCATGGATCCAGACCAATCAAGAACAAACACCAATCCATGATTTTTACCATCAGGAATAGTAGTTACTTTTTTGAATAGATCTTCATTGTATCGATAAGTGTGTAGTTTGCTCGTATCAAGAACTCCAGTCCTACTAGTAGTAGCACGAGCATAAGAATCTGCGGATTTACGGCACTCAAATTCTTTGACAAGATAACTCACCTCCTTTTGTGCAGTTCTTTTGAACTCATTATAAAGATAATCTGGACGTTCGAAAGGTAGTTCACCATATTCACTCCAATTCTTTAAACAACTATCATGAATGGTCTTGTTACTAACAATAATATTTTTAAGATTCAGTTTGGGAATCTCAACGTAGATATTCTCACAACCTTCTGTAGAAGCAAGTTGTTTGATTGCTTCCTCAAGAGAATTAGCAGTTTTAACATCAAGGATATCCTGTCCACTACCACCCTGATTTACATTTTCTTCAACTTCTTCAAATTGACCAGAAGCAGAGTCAGATACTTCACTGTCAAAAGAATCAGAAGAAGATTCAACGGAATCCAGTTCAGAAGAATCAGTGCCATCAGAAGAGGAAGCACCACTGGAACCATTCTGCGCCATAGAGGGATTTTCATTTTCAGGTTGCTCCGCTTGTTCTTTACAAAATTTATACAATTCTTCTGCAACGTCTAAAACATCATCAAAAGTTTCTGTATTATTAATTTTATCACAAATTTCTTTTTCAGCAGCATTAAAAGGAATACTTACAAAACTACCAATCTTGAAATATAAATTTGCTTTATCAGCAAGATTCATCAGATTCAAATTTTCGTTTTCAATGGCAAAGAAATCTTCCTCGGAAAGTTCCTCATAACCGCGATAAAAAGTTTTGGAGATGCCAGCGTAACGACGCTTCATCAGTTTTTCAATACGAACATCTTCAACAACATTTACAACTTGAGGAGGAATATTTCTTTCTTTAAACCAATCGCGATCAGGTGTGTAAAGGGCATGTCCCACTTCATGTCCAACCAACATATCATAAACAGAAGAACTTGCTTTCTCCCACTTAGGAAGGGTTAGAACGCGACTATGAACGTTAAACTGTGCAGTTTCTACGTGGCGGTGCTCAACCACCAAATCTTCCGTTGCAAGAAGTTTAGCTAGGTGAGATTTGATTTCGTGGTTGACCGTCATCGGGTAACATCATTCGTATGGACTCATAATACAACGAAACCCGCCTCTTGGACGGGTTCATGTGCCTCTTCTTAAACTGTCTGAGTGCTTCCTTACGTGCTCTCATCGCTTGAGGTTTCAGTTTTCGTTTCTGTTCTTTCTTGGAATGGTGCTTCCAATTAGGGGTGTTCATCGGAAATTCCTTTAATACGTTTCCACTTATTATACATGGCCTGCATATGCCATGACTGTGCCAGACTCTTTGGTCCGTTTTCTAGCAGATCAAGTTCTTTCTTCTTGCTAGTAAACTGCTTGTATTCCTCTCTCCAATTCATGATACCTTACGCGAGAATCCTTTCACTTTATCAAACTTAATGACACTTTGAAATCTGTCTTCCATACCACTTTTGTGAGAAATAACAAACACATTTGCATCTTTAATTACAAATCGAATAATCTTTAGAAATTCTTCTGTTCCAAATCCGTCTAGTGATGAATCAAACACCTCATCCATAATCAACAGGTTAGTATTTACAGAGTTCTTGACACGCGCTACTTCACGCCAGGTGAAGAGTAGGGCAAGGTCGATTCTCATTTTCTCACCTTCACTGAAAGAACTATAAGAGAAGTCTTCGTGAATGGGAGATTTTACTGTTTCGCTAAATTCTTCATTCAAATTAAAGTTGATATAGAAGTCCATCATCTGTAGGTAGCGATTAACCTGTCGATTTATGAACGGAAGATACTTCTTAATGATCTTCGTTTTTACGCCATCATCCCGGAGTAAGGAATAGGCAAAATCGTAATGAACGATTTCTTGTCTTTTTTCTGATAAGTATTCAATTGTCTTTTGGAGATTTTCTCGAAACTCTTCTAACTTTTCATGCTCAGTATTTCTGTTCTGTAAGTTGTTGGTAATAGTTTGAATTTCATGTTCAAGATCTCGGATTTGTCTTTGGTTGAGATTGATCCGAGTATTGTTTTGAGAAATGCCATGCGTTAGTTTTGTAATCTCCTGGGAAAGGGTATTGAATTGACGCTCTCGTTCCTGTTCGAACTTTATTGTTTTTTCGAGTTCTTCATAACCATCCTTAAGTTCCTTTGCTTTATTTTGAGCGTCACTAATTCTATTTAACCTAAACTCTTCTTCTATATCCTGTGTACATGTGGGGCAGACCGTATTTTCTGTGAAAAACTTATGTTCTTTGGTAATTGTACCTACCTTTTGAGAAAGTTTTCCTTTTAAGTTATTGAGTTTTACTAACTTCTTTGCAGCACCCGTAACATCTTGTTGTTCTTTTGAAATCTTTTCAACATTAAGTTCCAATGTGATATTTTCTTTAAGATGATTATCAACTTCAATCATTAGATTATCAATTTTTTTCTTACTAGAATCAATATTGGCATTTCCACGATTCTCAAGTTCTTCAATAAACTCTTTCTGCATTTTCATCTTATCTTTAAGAGTACTCTTCTTCAGATCAAGAGATTTAATTTGTTCTTTCCTTTCTCTAATATTATCTTTAATCAAATTACTCATTGCAGAGAAGATACGAATATCAAGAAGATCTTCAATAACTTCACGTCGATTAGAAGTTGTCAACTGCATGAAAGGCACAAAAGTACTACTACCCAAAATTACAATCTGGGTAAAAGATTTATAGTTTAACTTAAGAATACTTTGCTCTAGTATTCTTTGATTGGCACGATCATCTGCTTCTTTATGAAGAGCACTACCATTTACTTCAATATCAAATACATTTGGTTTGATCCCCCGACGCACCAAATAATCTCTGCCATTGACAGTGAATTCTACTTCAACCAAACAGTCCCTTTCATTGGTTGTATTAATTAATTGTGGTTTATTGATCTTACGAAAGGGTTTATTAAACAAAACAAAAGTCAGAGCATCCAGTACTGTACTTTTACCAGCACCATTAGTTCCAACAATTAAATTTGTTTGATATTCTTCAAAATCAATTTCAGTTTCATGATTGCCGGTAGAAAGCAAATTCTTCCAACGAATCTTCTTAAATGTAATCATTCTTTAGGTTTAGGGGGAATAACAATATCGTCAGGTGTAATCACAGTATATTTGTAATTATAGTGCTTACACGTTGTTATGGCAAGTTCATCGTCTACTTCGACAACTTCCATTTGTTTTTCATATTCTGGATCAAACTCCAACATCATTGCATATCTTTCTGCATCATCCTCATCTTCAAACAGAAATAAGACTTTATCGCCGTTCGCATCTTGTACGGCATATGCTCCATCATCTTTTCTGTTTTTAAGAGTGAGAAGAAACATTACTCTACCTCGCAGGCTTGTCGGTATAAATCTTGAAAGATATTTTTGATAATTTTCTTATCAAATTCAACCTCAGATTCTTCAATATATCGATTTAGAATTGAGATTGTATTTTCTTCTTCATCCACTTCAAAATCTTCATTATTTACGATTTCAAAGTTTTCAACGATTTTTAAATCATGCGCTCCAACATGATAGAGTTTATCTAGAAATTTTTCAAAACTCTTAGGATCTGTTTTTTTACGAACAATGACTTTAACAATTTTATTTTCATATTCAGATGCATCAAAGATTTGATGTGGAGTATCTTCGTAGTAGATATTATAGAATAATTTATATGGGTTGTTAATTGTAGTAGTTTCTAATGTCTCTGTATCAAAAATATGGAAACCACGACTATCATTCACATCATTCCAAAACATCTCATAAGGGTTACCTAAGTAGAAGATTTTTCCGTTGTCTGACCGTGTATGGTAGTGTCCTGAAAACA